GGCTAAATTAGTTCGTCCAACTGCACATAAAGTTTTGGGTATAGATGCTAGCACAAATAGCATCGCTTTTTGCTTAATGTCTGAAAAGAAACCTGTTAAATGGGGAGAAATCACATTCGAAGGCTCTGATGTCTATGAAAGAATACTTGACGCAAAACGTAAGATGAAAGCTTTTAAAAACGAACTTGACACTGATTTTGTTGTAATAGAAGCTGCCATTTCTGTAAGATCAGTTGCAACTGGAATGAAGATGGCATACGTATTCGGTGCTATAATGGGAGAGTTACTTAGTGATAATGTTCAGGTTGTTGAAGTTCATCCCATAACCTGGCAATCTTACTTAGGCAACAAAAATTTTACAAAAGCTGAAAAGCAGGCGGTTAAAGATGAATTTCCAGGAAAGTCTGAAAACTGGTACAAGGCAAAAATCAGAGACATTAGAAAGTCTAGGACGATTGACTTTGCGAGAACATTGGGCGTTGACACTGAAAATGATAATGTCGCTGATGCGGCGGGGATAGCATGGTATGCAGTTAATGAAGTTGTGTGAGGAGGTATAATGGCTAAAAGTACAAAACTTTGGGAGAGCAAAGAGTGGGTAATGAAAAGATATGTTACCGAAAAGAAAACTGTTCTTCAAATGGCTATGGAAGCTAAATGCTCTCATATGACAATTCAACGGGCGTTGGAAAGATTTGAATTAATTAAGAAACCTAGAAAGTGGACTAAGTAGTGATACCAGTATTGATAATACCAGTATTAAATAGATATGATTTGCTGGATGAAAATCTAAATACAATTGATTATCCAATAGAAGAGATTCTAATTATAAATAATGGTAAAGAAGATTATGTTCCTAAGAGAGCAGATTTGAATGTAAGAGTTCTTAATCTCCCGTCCAATTTAGGAATGTCAGGTTCATGGAATTTAGGTATTAAGCTTTATCCATTTAAAGAATATTGGATGTATTCCTCCGCAGACACACATTGGATTCCAGGATCTCTTGAGCAACTTCATAATGCTAGTGATAAAGGCAAGCTTGTTATGACCACGGAAGGCTGGAGTGCATTTACAATTGGTGAAGATGTTGTAAGAAATGTAGGATTATTTGATGAATACTATTACCCAATTTACTTTGAAGATAATGATTACTATGAAAGAATGATGCGTTCTTCAATTAAAGATGGATATGTCAATGGTTCTATAGAAGTAAACGCACCCTTGGGACCTTCACAAACTATTAATAGCAACCCAGATCTTCTTAAAAGAAATCATGAAACATTTGTAAATAATGAGATGTATTTTAATCTTAAAAAAGCAGAAAATTTTGTAGTAAATGGTGGATGGAATATTGATCGTAGACGGGCTCAAAATTGGCAGCTATAATAGGATTACTACCAGCTTCGGGTAGCGCTTCAAGACTTGGCGGGATTCCAAAGTTTTGTTTACCATTAACAGATAATCAAAACATGCTTCAATGGCATGTGGAGCAAATGTTAAAGGTATGCGATATTGTTAAAATATCTACAAGAAAAACATGGCTTCCAATTGTAAATCAAATGGATCTGCCACCCGAAGCTGTTGTTTATGAGATTGAGCCATCAACAATGTCTGATGCATTATTAAAAATGATGGTAAATCCAGAATCTAAATATATAATTGGTATGCCTGATACTTACATGCCAGGATCCGATGGAGAATTCTATAGACAGTTAGCTGAATCAAAAGCAGATGTCACTTTGGCAGCTTTTGATTGTCACAAAGATTTAATGGGGCGGGTAGGTCAAATTAAGTTTAATGAATTTGGTAATGTTATTGATGCTCTTGACAAGAATAAAGATTGTGAGTATCCTTATATGTGGGGTGCAATGTCAATACAAAATGTTTATATTGATGAAGAATTGCCAAATCCAGGCGTTCAGATAATGGACTGGGTTAATGAAGGAAAAGATGTAAAGGCGGTAATCGCTAAGGGTAAGTATCTAGATATCGGTACTGTAAACGGTCTTAAAATGTTATATAGAGAGGAACTTTAGTGTCTAAAGTTTATGATGATTTATATCTTCATGCAGTAAATGCACCGTCGGGTTACAGAATTTTAAACAAGTGCATGGATGTAGCAAGAATGCTTATTGATAAGAATATATCTTACGGAGACTCTGCCATTTCCCCAAATAGAATCTTTGCACAATCAGATAGTATTGAGCAGATCAAAGTTAGAATTGATGACAAGCTTAATAGAATTAAAAATAATCAGGGCTTTGCTGGCGATAATGATATTGATGATTTGATTGGTTATTTAATCTTACTTAAAGTTGCCATTGACAAGAATGGGTATGAAGGAGTATAATTAAGTATGCCAAAATATGACTACACTTGTATTGAGTGTGATAGAACAGAGGAAGTAACTAGATCATTTTCTGATCCAGAAGTCATCCCGCCATGTCCAAGCTGTGGTTATAATATGACAAGAGTTTATACCCCTGCGGGGATTCAGTTCAAAGGATCAGGTTTCTATAAAACCGATAATGGCAGATAACGAGTTAGAAGTAGCTGGCAAATTTGACCAGATGAACAAGGTTGTTGAGGAGTTGCTGAAAGGTGGCACTCCTGCTGCAATTGCACGTACACTTGATTTGACTCGTGTTCAAGTTGATAGCCATATTCAGACTTGGAAAGAACTGGTACAAGATAACAGTGCCATAAAAGCTCGTGCTAGAGAAGCTTTGGCGGGAGCGGATGAGCATTACAACATGCTTATTAAAGAAGCATGGCGTACAGTAGAGCAAGCAGATATGCAAGATGCATTAAATGTAAAAGCCCAATCTCTTAAACTTATTGCTGATATTGAAGCTAAAAGAATTGATATGTTAAACAAGGCGGGAGTCTTGGAGAACAATGATATGGCTGATCAAATTCTAGAATCAGAAAGAAAGCAAGAAGTCCTTATCAGTATTCTTAGAGATGTAACTTCATCTTGTGAACATTGCAAGTGGGAAGTATCAAGAAGATTGTCAGAAGTCACTGGGCAAGTAGAGGCAGTTGTAATAAGTGACTGATTTTAATGTATTTTTAGATGCATTACAAGGTGATGAATTTGATGAAACTCCAGCAACTTTGGAGCAATTTGTAACAGATAAAAAGTATTTGGGCCTTCCGCCATTGTCTGAATTACAATATACAATGATTAAAGCATCCACTCAAATCTACAAGCGTGAAACATTACACAATATATATGGTGAAGTTGAAGGAGAGAAGATTTGGAAGCAAACATGTAATGAAGTTATTTTACAACTAGGTAAGGGTTCTGGAAAAGACTATACATCTACTATTGCTTGTGCATATATGGTGCATTTGCTTTTATGTCTTGCAGATCCCGCCAGATATTTTGGTAAACCACCAGGCGATGCTATTGATATTATTAACATTGCTATTAACGCTATTCAAGCTAACCGAGTTTTCTTTAAAGGATTTAATCAACGTATTGAAAAGTCACCTTGGTTTCAAGGAAGATATGTTGCTAAGGCAAATATGGTTGAGTTTGATAAATCAGTTACAGTTCACTCAGGTCACTCAGAGCGTGAAGCATGGGAAGGTTATAACGTTCTTGTAGTTATTCT